CTAGCTTCTCCTCAGCGGCTGCAAGGGTGTTGACCCCGGCGGCAGCGACGCCTGCTTCACGGGCGACCTGCTGCCCGCCCATCATGCGAAGGCGGATCTCTGCCTGCTGCTGCGCGGTGAGAGCCACTAGCTGATTCTCCTGATCACTTCGTTGGCGATTCGGTTAGCAAGACGCTCGTCTGCATCCTCCCTGAACTTGATCGCAGTATTGACGATCGCGTTCAAGATCGAGACCTCGTCCTGCTGCAAGTCGAGAACGATCCTGGGATCGACCCCGAAATGCAGCAGGTGGGCGGCGAGGTCGCGAACACCTTGCTCTAGCCTTCCCCCATCTCCCTGTCAACCTCCTGGTTCGCCGTTGCAAGCCATCGGCTGATCTTGGCCTGATAAGCGACGATCAGAAGTTGACGGTCTCCGAAGACGCCGCGCACAACGTCCGTCGAGCGAGGGCTCTCGGGGGTAAACCCAAGGAACTCGGAAAGACGCTCGTCGAAGCGGCAGGGCACCCCAGAGTCATCGGGGTCGAGCGGGTAAAGCTCGTTGTCCCCGTTGGGGCGGAGGTAGATCCCGGTGCAGGTACGGGCGATGACGTCCACCGCTGCCCGCATCTGCTGCTCGTCCGGGTCTCTGTAGTTCTTGGTGATCTCACGGCCCCAGTCACGGACCTCCTTGAAGTCCACGGACCGGTGGCGAGCAACGAGCTCACCCCCATAGCCGGGGATCGTGAGATCGATGGTCGTGTTCTCCTGGACCTCCTCGCGCGCCTTGCGGAGTCTGTCCTGTACGGAGACGGCAGGATCGTCGGGGGTGAGGTCCTGACCCGTAGCCGTAGCGGTCAGGACCCCCTCCTCAACGTCTCTCATTTCGCGCTCGTCCATGTTGCTCCCTCCTTCGCCCTATCCGACGTGCGGCGGGCTGTCGCAGGTGACCTCGATCTCGAGCATCCCAGGATCGTTGCTCATGGAATCGTGGTCCGGGAACTTGACCCGCTTGAGCGTGCCCCTGTAGATGAAGGGCTTGCCGAAAGCGATGCCCTCCACATCCAGAGGCTGCTTGACGATGACGACGCGAGCGCGTCCGGCACCGTCGATGAGCGACTGGCTCTGGGTGTGGTCCCTCTTGAGCCGGTACAGCCGCTTCATGGTCATGTTCCCCGTCGTCTTGCTTCCGCCGAGGGATACCTCGTCCTGCATGTTCCCCGGCTTGAACTTCCCGTCCTCGGAGTCCACCTCTCCGCCTTCGGCACCATCCCAGATGCCCCAGTCCTTGCCCGCGATGGTGACGTGGGCAGACCAGGTGTCCGACCGGGTGGGGCCTCCTGCACTTACTGCCGACATCAGACCACCGCCTCGGTGATTGCGACCTTCACGACCTCGATCGTGACGAGCTCAGCGAACTCGCTCATCCGCACCGACAACGACGCCCTGAGCTCGCGGTTCGCGATCGTCGTCGGGGTGTTCACCTGCGGACCAACGTCCACGTTGAACGCATCCTCGGGCGTATCCCCGTACAGGGCATTCGCCGAGTAGTAGTCCATGAGCATCGCCGTGAGTGCGCCGCCGAACTGACCGATGGTGACGCCGCGCCCGTCGATGTTCCGGAATACGAAGTTCTCGCCGATGAGGTCGGCGTCAGCAGAGATACCCATGTTGAGCCGGGTGTTGCCGAGGCTGATCCAGTCGGTGTCGAGAAGCGGATCCGTGCACGTGCGCCAGCCGTAGATGGTGACGCCGGTGAACAGACTCCTGATGACGTTCACGCCTGCGTTGTTGAGCTCCTGCCGATCGGTGTCGGAGTAGTTGGCGTGGTTGATGCCGACGCAGTACCTCGCCTCGCCATTCACACCAGCTGCCGGCTCGTTCGGCGTTGCGGTCAGGTCGAGGCGCGCGATGGCGCCAGCGACGAGAGCGCTGGGAGGAACGACCCTGGTCGTTCCGGAGAGGAGGCCGGGGATGATGACCCATCCCTCGAACAGCCCGCCGTAGCGACCGTTGGTCCGGAGCGCGGCTGCCGACGCGATGTGGGTCGCTTTGGTGGCCGAGTCCACCGCGTCCATGATCGCGGTCCGGTTGTTGTTCTTGGCGTGGGTCAGCAGATCGAGATGCGCCGTGTCCGTCGTGCGACCCGGCATCGAGACCTGACCCGTCCCCAGGTCGTTGACGAATAGGTTCAGAGCGGCGAGCCACGTTGCGTCCGTGGCCGCTCCGCCGTCGGAACCGGTGGTAAGCGCCGTTGCCCCGACGACCGCCGGATCGAGTGCGCTCGCGAGAGCGGTGATCACGACGTAGTTGGAGTTGGCTCCCCAGGCGATAGCGGCTGCCTGGTCGAGAAGATCCGGAGACGTCTCGACGATGGTGCCGCTCTCCCGGATCGTGAGAACGAACGAGCCGCCCACTCCTCCAGCGGTGACCTGCACGGTGAGGTTGTTACCCCAGACGCCCGCCGACTTGGCTGACACCTTCAGGGTCTGCGCCGCAGCGCCATCCAGAAGGTTGACGAACGCCGTCACCGGAGAGGGACCCATGACGCGACCGACGTAAGCCTGTGCGCCACCCTCGTGGAAGAACGTCTCGAGCGAGTCGTACAGAAGGCTCGTGGTTACACGAGGTCCGTAGATCCGCTCGAAGTCGGACATGCTGCTGATAGCCGTCGCCGTGAGGTGCGGTCCGCGATCAGCGGGACCGACCACGAACCAGACGGCGGTGTCAGTCGGCGACGATCGGGGAGGAACCCGGTCGCGACTGATAACTTCTACTCCTGGTCTTGCCATCCTTCACCTCCTTCTAGCTCTCGGCGGGCTTGCTGCCGCCCTTGTCCGACTCCTGCTTGGTCGGAATCAGTTTGCCTTCCTCGATCAGCCGAGCATTGTGCGGATCCTCGACCTCCTTCTCGGTCAGCTTCACGCTCTCGCCCGGTGCGACGATCTGCCCGCCGCTCAGGTCCTCAGCGTGATCGCTGATGCACTTGTACTCCGTTCCACTTGCCACTAGTCCTCCTCTCTCTGTACATCAACGGAAGCGGTTTGGAACTGCTCCCAGTCGCTACCGGGCTGCGCATCCGCATCGTCGGGATCGCCCTCGTCCGGTTCGATGTCCTCGTCCGGTACCGACATACCAGGACCACCGTACTGGTTGACGACGTCGTCCACGCTGACGCGGAAGATGATCTGGGCGGCGGCTAGGGTTCTGCCCGCATCGGCTGGCACGTCATCGTAGCTCTCGTCGAGCCACTCCGTGTCCGCCGCGAACCCGCGCAGCGAGTTCTTCTGAAGAAGAATCGCGCGCACTACCGACCCATAGATCTTTGAAAGCTTGTTTGTTGATGCCCGGTCGTTACCCGAGCAGATGACCGCTACGCCGACAGCCCACATAGCTCGGTAGTTTCCGTCTCCGGTCTTGAACGGCTCTCCGTCGAGACCAGGGCTGATGATGACCACTGCGGGCAGCTGACTCTCCGGGAAGTCATCTACGTCCGTAGTGATCTCGTACGAGCGCGGCAGCGGGATAGCGTCCGCGTCTTCTCCGCGCTGGAACTCGACCTGACGGATGTAGGTGTTCATCCAGTACTTGAGGGTGTCCTTGATGGCTTCCTCAACCTGGTCGCCCCCGATGATGGGGAGGAAGACGCTGCTCACTTCACCCTCCATCCGGCGAGCAGGTCGCCTAGGATGACCTTCTCGATCTTCTTCAGATCGCTATCAACGAACACCAGGTAAGGACGTGTAGCCTGCTGTCGTGCAGCGTACGGGAGACGAGAGCCGAATGAGATCTTGTACCCTCGGTCGCTGACCTTCACAGACATGTTCGGGTTGCCGACCTGAGTCACCGACTGGCGCAGCTTGAGTTTGGCGTGAAGGATGCGCGGGTCGAGTCCGGCAGCGCGCTTGCGAGCAGCCCACTTCTTGTCGAGCTTACCCCAGCTGCCCCCTCCGCGACGACCTTGGGAGTCGAACTGCTTCTCCGTACCCTGGGCGAGGATACCGATGATCTTGGCAGCCGTACTACGCATGTCGCGTGTGCGCCGACCGATCTCCTCCATGTTGTAGTGGGCGGTCTTGATTCCGTGTGAGGTGATGATCAGCTGCACGTTACCAAACAGCCTCTTCAGCTTCCGGGAATGACCACTTGGGGGTTTTCTCGGTATCGCCAGGACCAACCTCGCCGCCGCCGCCGATCTCATCGATGGCCTTGATGACCCTCTCAAGCTCCTCGTCGTACATATCCTTGAGACGGTCGTACGGGCTCTGGTCAGCCTCGATCTGCTCGGGGAAGTACCCAAGCTCGATCGTCATAGCTGCTCGGATCTTGACCATCTCGCGCGCGGACGCTGCCGTCTCAGAGGGAGGGTCCTCGCCCAAAGCGGCCATCACGATATTGCCGGCGTGATTGATCGCCTCGATGGCTTGCGTCCTCGTTGGGCGGGTATCGGAGTTGAAGGTACCAACCTCATTGCCGAACCTGTCCTTGGTGCGCGCCCTGATCAACACGGCCACCCCATCTACCGTCGGAAGGTAGTCGGGGTTGACCTCGTTCTCGAAGTGAACAGGGTCAGATGTAGAGGCATCGGCGTCCTTGGTGAAGACGAGGCGATACCAACCCTCGTCTAGAGTTGCCTCGTCGGTCGTGAAGGAGACGGGCTGCGGGTGAGCCGGATCAGGATCAACCGGGAGGGTGATCGTGTCGATGTCGTCCCACGGGCCGTCTCTTGTCGTTGACTCCTGGAGGATGACCTCCTCCCACGGAGTAGAGTCGAGTCGCGGGAGGGGCAACCAATCCTTGAAGGTTCTAACCATTCCAGTCCTCCCGTCGTGAGACGCGGCCAGCGCTGCCCGCTACGATCCGTCCGGATACAGAAACCCTGACGGTACCCGGAGCCGACCTCTCAAACGTACCGGAGGAGGCAGACCCCATCGCTCCGAAGGGCTGCCGCTCGATTACGCCAGGACGAACCTCCGGGATCAGATCGTCAAATGGCGAGGCGATGAAGTAGGAGAGCGCGACGGCTGTGTCGGTCTCTAGGGTCGGCACCAGCGTGATGATGTGCGGGTGATAGACCCCCAGCACCTGGGCAATATCAGTCTCGAGCGCCGGGGTGAGCGTTACCCGCTTGTGGCGCGTCAGAGGATTGGCCGAATCAAGCTCTAGCGCTGGCGTCAGGATCTTGACCTTGCGACGGGTGAGAGCCTGCGCCGAGTCGTTCTCTAGGGCAGGAACGAGAGTCTTGCGCTTGCTCTTGATCAACGGCTGCGCGGTGTCTGCCTCGCTCGCGGGCGTAAGAGACTTTCTCTTGCTCTTCGTGAGCGGTTGGGCCGTGTCCGTCTCTTGCGCCGGGGTCAGACTGAGGGAACCGGCCTGACTGTACCCGATTGTCTGCGCCGTATCCGTCTCGGAAGCCGGAATCAATGACTTCCTCTTATCCTTGTCCAGCGCCTGCGCCGTGTCCGTCTCTGCTGCGGGCGTCAAGGTCTTGCGCTTGCTCTTCGTAAGCGCCTGCGCGGTATCCGTTTCCGAGGCTGGGGTAAGGGTCTTCTTCTTGTCCTTGTCAAGAGCCTGCGCGGTGTCGGTCTCTGAGGCAGGACTAAGCGTCTTCCGCTTGCTCTTGGTAAGGGCCTGAGCTGTGTCTGTCTCAGAGGCAGGAACAAGATCCTTGTGAATGTCGTGGGTGATGCTCAGCGTCTGGGCGGTGTCGGTTTCTGCAGCCGGAACCAGCGTCTTGCGCTTGTCCTTGTCTAGCGCCTGGGCGGTGTCGGCCTCGGACGCGGGCACGAGCGTCTTTCGCTTTGACTTAGTGATCGCTTGCGCAGTATCTGACTCCGACGCAGGGGTAATCGTCTTGAGCTTGCTCTTCGCCAGGGACTGGGCCGTGTTTGTCTCAGATGCAGGCGTGAGTGTGACGAAATGAGTGCCGCTAGGCGCGCTGATAAGTTCTTTGTCGAAGATCCCGTTCGGCGCGATGACCTTATCGAACAAGGCGCTCCCGACCAGGTCCTTGTGAAAGATCGCCGAGCTCATCTAGAAGTTATCCGTGTAGGCGGAGAGGTACTCCAAGGTGTGAGCACCTGAAGCACCGGCGTTGTAGGAGAGGCCGATGAGGCTGTTCGCCACCGTCGAGTCGAAGGTTCCCGAGTCAGCAGGCTGAATTGACTTGACCGCGTTCGAGAGGCCGGTGGTCGTCAAGTTGGTCGTCCAGTTCGCCTTGCCCCTCAGAACGGCAGATGCCCCGACGGCGGTGAACATGACGTCAAGCTCGACTTCGCCGCGATCAACGGCAGCCGTGCCGGCACCCCATGTGAACGTCAGACGAGAAGTATCTCCGGTGGTTCCTGCTGTGCCTATACGAACCTGGATGATCGGCGTCGCAGTCCCAGCTGCCGTCTTCGAGACGATGAAGCGCCAGTGATAGGCGCGGCCGATGATCGGAACGCCGAGGCCAGCGAGCGGAAGCGCCGAGTTGTTCAGATACACGTCCGACGTGCCGAGAGACTGATCCGCCCCGGTGAGCTTGTTGGTACCTACAGCGGCGGCAGGGCTAGCTGCGAGCGGGAAGAAGCCAACGCCCTCGATGAACTCGATGCCCTCCCCCGGTGCAAGGTTGCGGGAGTAAAGCTGAACAACGTCTGCGCCAACGGAATTGCGATCGATCTGAACCGTGACCTGGCAGGAGTCTACCGAATCGCGGTTGCGGATGATCAGGGATTGGACATTCCGCACCTTCGTCGCAGAGGTTGGAGCAGCTGTGACGGGCGTCGTCGTCGCCGTGGTGATCAGCGCATGAAACGGTCTTGGATTCTCGGCAACGGGAGGCGTGCCGTCGGCGGCATCCACGAAAGATCCGTGTACGTCGATGTCTGCCGCCTGAGCCGTGACAATCTCAAGCTCGTCCGGGGTGGTTGCGTGACCAAGGAGGAGAAGCACTAGACTACCACCCTTCCTGCTAGCTTGTGCTTCGGGAAGTTACTCAGGTCCTCTCTGATAGTCGGGTAGGAAGGACCAATCGCGTCGTCCCAGCCGGAGGGCATATCGCCCGAGTCCAGGGTGGTCCCGACGCGCAAGTTCTCGGTCATCGATCCTGTCAGGGACGTGATCGCAGAGGTTTTGTCCAACCTCAGCAACTCGTTCGGGGTAGCAGCGGCCCAAGCCGATAGGCTGAGTTCGTTAGAGATCGCTGCCTCAACAGCCGCATCGTTCCCCAGGTCCGATAGCCACACCGAGACCAGTCCGATGTTACCCGCGAAGTGATCGTCTGGGTCCCCAATCGAGTCCTTCCACGCGCCTACGAAATATTGCTGGATAGCGCCCGTCGTGTCGCCCATCACATCGTCGCCATCTTCGTGCGTCCAGGTAGTAGACCCGTAGTTGTACTTGTGGAAGCGAGGGGTATCGGCTCCTGCGGCCTTTGTGAATCCAACGATGCACCAGCCGTTCGCCGTGAGCAGCCCGGTCGTGGATGTGCCGCTTGACCCTGATCCAGCGCCTGCTCCCATCCCTCCTGCGACGTTCGTGTCAGAGAACTGAAAGTCAACATCCTGGATGGAGAGTCCGACCTTTGCCCCTCCGGAGGTAAGGCCACCGTTGAGCACACCGTCGTAGTCGGTATCGCTAGCGCGCTTGACTACTGCCAGCATGGAGAAAGCTGTCAAAACTCCGCCCAGCCCTCCGGCGGTCATATCTATGAAGTCGTCCACGCCATCAAAGAGGAGGGAGTCGCCAGCGGCCATCAGGACTTCACATCCTCAAAGAAGGTAACGTCGCGGCAGTAGCCGACGCCCTCCTCATGGCGGCAGTCGTGGCGGATGACCCGCGAGCCGGGAAGGATAGCTGACGAGATGCCTCCGCTCGTCCACTTGTCCTTGACGTCGTCGTACAAGGACTGAAGCTCGGAGCGTACCAAGAACACTCCCTCCCAAGCAGCCCGTACCGTACCGTTCTTCATGACCCTAGACCTGACAGGCTTCACAACCTCAACCTGACGGGCCTCGATCTGATTGTTGAAGTAGTTGCGCACAGTCACTGCGTCCGCGACGGTCGCGATGTGAAGCTCCAGGCGCAGACGCAGTTTCACTATGCAGCCCTGTTGTAGTCGCCGGGGTTCAGGACGACGTCGTTGCTGTCGCCGGTGACGACGAAGTCACAGACGGTGATGACGATGATGTTGGAGTCGGTACCGCTGGTCGTATCGTTGTCGTAGCAGATCGCGAGCGCTACGGTGTTGGTAGAAGGGCCGGTCCACGTGACCGTCGGTAGTGCGGCCGGGAAGCGGTTGTTTGTGTCATCAACGGCAGGAGTTGCAAGCTCCGCATCGGTTAGGGTCTTGCGAACCCAGCCGCCCGTCGTCTGCTCGTTCGGCGTGCCGCCGAGGAAGGCTGACAGGTCGTCGAAGTCCTGCGCGTTCGCCTCGGTATCGGTCGCCGAGAGCGGGACCAGGATGATCGCGGAGTTTGCCGGGTCGTTGTTCTTGACCCGGAACATGAACTCCACGAACCGGCCCTTAGCGATGTTGAGGTTGTAGTTAGCCATCGAAGCCTGCCTCACTCGCCTCGGAAGCCGGGGTGATGCTCACGTGCTGCGGGTTCTGCGACGAGTCCTTGTTGACCTCGTGGTCGATCTCTCCGTACACAGAACCGTCGGGACGGAGAAGAACTAGAGACTCGTCCCCTCGAGAGATGGTGCTCAGACCGATGGACTCGAAGTTGCCATCGTCGTCCATGCGGAATAGTTCCTCGATCTTGTCACCGCGCGCTAGACGCGCAGCAGCGACTGCTTCTTTCCGGTCTGCGTACCCGGACTCGCTCTCTGTGATCTCTCCCTCGTCGGAGCGGCGCTGATAGCCCCACTCATCACCGTCGGGAAAGACCTCGAAGCGGTCTGCCATCAGGCGCTCCTTTCCAAACCTTTGTGTGATAGGCGGGAGGGGTGAGCGTTGTGGCCCACCCCTCCCATGTTGCCTACTCCTGCGACCCGGCGGCGTCGATGACGGCCTGGAGGCCCTCGTCCACGCCCTTGCGGGGATCAGCGCTGTTGTTCGCGGCGACGATACCTTCCGCGTCGAGAACCTTCTCGGCGAGGTCGGCGTCGTCCCCTGCCAGGGCAACCGTCTGTGAGACGTTGAGCTTGTTGGCCTGGATGTACTCCGCAATCTCGTCGGCCGAAGCCTCCGAGACGTCGATGGTCTCGCCCTCGTCGCCCTCGACGAGCGCGGCATCGGGTGAGACCAGCATTGCGGACCTGCGGAGAAGGTCGGCCTCGGGTCCCGTGTAGGAACCGTCCTCGATGGCCTCCCGCTCCTCGTCGGTGAAGAAAGCTCCGAGACGTTCCCCTCTCTCGAGGTCCTCTTCGCTTTCGATCTCGACGACCTCGCCGAAGCTCGCCTGCCGCTCACGCAGCTTGACGTCTCCAGCGAGGTTCTCCGTCTCCTCGAAGTAGGTGAAGAGACGGTACTTGATCATCTTCTCTGCCATCTCTCCTCCTTACGGCGTGTTGAGGCCGGTGAACTTGAGGACGGCGTACGGGTTGTTGACGGCCCAGAGCGGGCGAACAGAACCCTGAACCCAGGTCTGCTCCTTGCCGTTCGGGTCACGCCACGTCTCCGTGCCGTAGGGCTTCTCCGTCCGCATCTCGCCGACCTGACCCTCGGCCAGCGCGTACCCGATGCCGACCGCGACGCGGTTGGTGACGAAGATGTCGATGTCGAAGCTGTCGAGCAGGGCATCGAGCCGGTCCCCGTAGATCCCCTCGAGGTGGTACATCTCGTTGGGATTGATGACCCACAGGTTGTAGTCGATGCCAAGCTCCTCCTGCTCGGCGACGAGGTCCGCCTTGGCGAAGTCTCGTGCCGGGAAGAGGTTGTAGTTCGACGGGGTTGCCCCTGCCGTAACCACGTCGTCCCACGCCACGCCCGCTACCGAGCGGGACGATGCCGTGACCGCAGCGTCGAGAGCCTCGACGGTGCGCTGGTTGATCTTGCGAACGACCGTGTTGGACAGCTGCCGAACGAAGTTCGTGAACAGCGCCACGTCGTTCCGGTCGCGGGCCTCGTCCGTGAAGAAGAACTTGGCTCCCCACTTCTCGACCTCGGCGACCTTCGGTGCACGCCGCTCACCGGCGACGATCGGGAACTCCGTACCCGGAGCGACACGCTGGATGTCGCGTGCCAGGTACAGGTCGTCCTTGATCATCTCGTCGTAGACGAGTGCACCGCCGGTGAGTCCGCCTGAGTTGGTGAAGGCGCGCTCCGCGAAGAAGCGTTCCCTCGTCAGGTCCTGGACCATCGGCGTGATCATGCGCGTCGGGTTGTTGAGCGCCAGGTCCACGGTGAACGTGGTCCCGGTGATCGTCGGAGGCCCGAGCGGGTACTGCGTCGGTGCGGCAACTGCCGCCATCGACATGGAACCCGCGGAACGCAGACCCATTCCGCGCATGTGCTCGCGGATGAGCTCGGGATCCGCCATGTTGATGTGGACGAGCTCTTCGAGGGTCGGAGTGTCGTACGAGACCCTCTTGTGCTGATGGGTGATCAAGTGAGTGTTCCTCCTTTCTGCGTTTCGCGGGTTAGTACAACTCGACGGGGATGATGCTGGCCGCGCCCGCCGCCGTCTTCAGCGCACGACCGACCTTGACGCCCGAGCCGAAGGTCACGATGCGGCCCGTGGTACTGACCTCGACCTCCGCGTTCTCCGTGATCGCGGCAGAGGCCTCGATCGGAGCGACGGTGCCCTTTCCGCGAAGCACACCGACCTTCTTGCCGATCGCGGCGTCGTACATGAACACGCCGCCGTTCGCTGCCGCCGCCGTTGCGTAACCGGCGGTCGTCAGATTGCCGCCCTCCCCGCCCGTTGACAGGCCAGGGCTACCGCCCGCCTGGTACGGACCGAGAGGTGCCGACATCCGGCAGCCGAGAACAGCTGCTGCCGTGTGAACCGTCAGCTTCTGCGTGTATGCGCCCTCGTAGTAGGGGATGCAGTCGGGCATCTACCTGAAGCCCTCCTCTCTCTGTACTCGCGAGCGCGAGAGACCGCCGGAAGCGATTGCGGCCCCGTGTGCCTTGCGGCGCTGGACCTCCGGAAGCAGATGCTCCGGGTAGCCGACCGTCTCGGTCTCGCCCTCGGCTCCGCCACCGGTGTGGCCGAGCTCACTGACAGGGACCAGGCCGTCGTCGATGCTGCCGACGGCGGCTCGGGTGCCGACGGGATCCTTGTCGTACAAGGTCTCCCAGTGCTGCCGGCGTGCGGGCGGGATCTTGCCAGAGGCGATGGCACCATCGAAGAAGAGCTTCTTCTCCGCGTCCTGCTGCCGCTTGAATGCCTCCTCGCCCTTCTTGGCACCGGCCTGGAGCGAGGCCAGCGTGCCCTTGTCGATC